AGGAGAAATTATGAAGGTTAAATTGATTGAAGTTTATAGTTCTGTCGCAACTCTAAACAAACTAATAGAAGAGCCTCTGCCAGCCAGAGTGTCTTTTAAACTCATGAAGCTACTGAATCAACTAAATGCAGAAGTTAAGTTGGTTGAAGATCAAAGACTTAAATTGGTGAAACAATATTCTGAAGATGGTTCTACTGTCTCAGACACCAATAAAGACTCATTTATCCAAGAATTTACTGAATTCTTAAATGATGAGATTGATCTTGCCTGGGAACCAATAGAAATAGATGCATTAGGTGAAAATATCAAACTATCTGTCACAGATTTGTCTAAAATGCAATATTTGTTCTCAGAATAACTTAAAACAATAATACAAATAAAGGATCTCCTTGATTTTATAAATAATGTAGAATCAAGGAGATTTTTAAATGGCAAGACCTAATTCACGGGAAAAACTCAAAGACTACTGCCTGCGAAGGTTAGGCTATCCTGTTGTTCAAATAAATGTCGATGATGCTCAATTAGAGGATCGTATGGACGATGCACTCCAATTCTTTGCAGAATATCATTTTGATGGCGTAGAGAGAGTTTATTTCAAGAAACAAGTAACACAAGAAGATATGGACAGAGGGTACATTGATTTAACACAACCTACTGTAGAAAATACGGCAGATTATATTGTTGCTGCTCCTGCAATCGATCCAGATGGACAATCTATAATTAGTGTAATTAGATGCTTTCAATTGTTCGATACTCTTGGTGGTCTTGGTATGTTTGATGCAAAATATCAAATGGCATTGAACGACATGTATGGGTTAAGAACAAACACATACGGAGATTCTCTCATAAGCTACAACATCACTCGTAGTCATATGCAGATGCTTCAGGATATGTTAACTCCCGAAAAGATGATCGATTTCAGTAGAGTTACAAATAGAATATATGTTGAAACAAATTGGAAAGAGAAAATGACCAAAAGTCAATATCTCGTGTTCGAAGCATATAGAATTCTTGATCCAGGATTATATCCAGAGATCTACAATGATCGTCTGTTGAAAATGTATTATACCGCTTTGATCAAAGAACAATGGGGAATGAATCTTTCCAAGTTTACCGGAATGAGTTTACCTGGCGGAGTTTCGTTCAATGGTGCGAATATGGCATCAGAAGCAAAAGCAGAAGTAGATAAGATAGAAGAAGAGATCCAAAGCAAGTACGAACTACCACCACAAGGATTCATAGGTTAATATGGCATTAAATCCGTATTTCAATAATCACGATTATAAACCAACGCAAGATCTCATGGAAGATCTTGTTGAGGAATCTATCAAGATAAATGGAATAAATGTATATTACATTCCAAGACGATTTGTTGATTTGGATCAGATCTTTGGTGAAGATTCTTCTTCATTTTTCAAAGATGCAATTCAAATAGAAATGTATATGGATAATTACTCTGGGTTTGCAGGTGAAAGAGAAATCATCTCCAAATTTGGATTGGAAATAAGAGACACCCTAAGTTTAGTTGTTTCCAAAAGAAGATTTCAAAAAGAATCTGCTAAATTTCCTGTGATGTCTGATAGACCAGTTCAGATATCAAATCCAATGGAAGGCGATCTAATTTGGTATCCTTTCACCAAAGCTCTGTTTGAAATCAAATTCGTAGACACCAAAGAAGTATTTTTCCAATTTGGCAAACTGTACACATATAAATTAGAATGCGAACTGTTCAAATATTCACACGAATCTTTGGATACTGGTATATCGGATATAGACGCAATTGAAGACGATATTAGCAAGAGTGTAGTGGAGAATCTCGATTACAATCAAGATGGTGTTGTAGATGATGTTATCACATCCGATCAAGATTCTAGAGAAAGAAGCGATAATACTAGAATAGAGACAACTACTCGTGATCTTATAGATTTTAGAGAAATTGATCCATTCTCGGAGAACAAATATTAATGTTTACTACTTTCTATCATGGTATGACAAAGAAATTGACAGCCGGCTTTGGCACGCTGTTCAATAACATGTATATCGAACGCGGTGAAAATACCACATACAAGAAAATTAAAGTTCCATTATCATATGCACCAAAAGAAAAAATGATGGAAAGAATTGGTCTTGAATTGGACAATCCTTCTGCTGCAGCAGTGCAACTGACTTTACCAAGAATGTCGTTCATGTTGACTGGTCTGGAATATGACACAGAAAGAAAACGCAACAGTTCTGGAAAACGGATGTCGGAGAAAACCCTACAGAATAGTGATATCATAATCAACTATCACTATAACGAAGTGCCATATAAATTGAACTTTTCGTTGTTTGTATATGCCAGAACAATGGATGATGGATTGAAGATAATAGAACAAATCTTCCCATTCTTTACACCGGATTTTACTTTAACAATTAAACCGGGTATTCTTGCAGATTATTATGAAAAGGTAGATGTTCCTGTCACTCTTATAGAAACAACAACAGATCAGCAGTTCGATGGTTCTTTCAAGGACGAAGCATCTAGAATGATAATTTGGGAATTGAAATTTGTGGTTAGAACATATTACTACGGTCCAGTAAATCAAGCCGGACTAATCAAAACGATGGATATCAACCTGTTCAATCTGGATTAATATATGTCAAAGAAATTAGCAACAGTTCATGTAGAAGCCATTGTATATTCTAAAGATACAGATGGTGAATATATCCTAGATACTAATGACGACAAGATAGTAGAAAAGACCGGACTTGATGTAGTTCCTTCGGATGATTATGATTACATCATAACAATAACAGAATATTAATGGATAAATTATGTCATTTGATGAACTTGAAAAACAATTTAATATGGAAGCCAAACCAGAAACTAAAATTGTGAAAACTGCAACTATTGCAGAAGAACACAAAAAGAATGATCTGGATAAGGACTACGGTATAGTTCGAGAGAATCTTAAAGAACTGATACAAAAGGGTTCTCTAGCAATAGATGGTATTCTCAATCTTGCAAACGAAACAGAACAACCAAGAGCATATGAAGTTCTTGCTCAGCTGATTAAAACAGTTGCCGATACAAATAAAGATTTGCTTAATATGCATAATCAAATGAAGACAATTAAAGGAGATCAAGCAGTTGCTCCTTCTGTTGGACAGATTACTACTAACAATTCTATATTTGTCGGAAGCACGACAGATTTACAGAAACTGTTAAAAGGTAAGTTGAAAGAAATTGAGAAGTTAGAACATGATGGTGATATTATAGATGTCGAACAATAAGACTCAAAATTATCTTGGTAACCCAAATCTTAAGAGAGCAAATGTTAATGTATCCTTCACTCCCGAACAGGTAGAGGAATATATAAAATGCTCCAAAGATCCTGCCTATTTTATTAGAAAATATGTAAAGATTGTCAGTCTGGATAAAGGACTGATCAATTTTGACATGTTCGATTTTCAAGAAACTTTCGTAAACACCATTCACGATAATCGGTTTACAATTGGAAAGATGCCTCGTCAGTGCGGTAAATCTACTACGCTGGTTTCTTATATTATTTGGTATATTCTATTCAGTCCCAGCGTCAATGTTGCTATTCTTGCAAATAAGCAAACAGTAGCCAAATTGCACATGGATAGATTGAAAGTCGCATATGAGTATTTGCCAAAATGGTTACAGCAGGGTGTGAAAGAATGGAACAAGATGAGTATAGAACTAGAGAATGGTTCTAAGGTCACCGCAGCGGCAACCTCCGGATCTGCTATCCGTGGAGGTTCTTTTAATCTTATCATGTTGGATGAGTTCGCCCATGTACCGGACAATATTGCAAATGATTTCTATAGTTCCGTGTTCCCTACAATCACATCCGGTAAGACAACCAAACTTGTCATAATCTCAACTCCCAATGGATTGAATCTTTTCTATAAGATCTGGGTAGATTCTGTAGAAGAGAGAAACGATTTCAAAAATGTAGAAATTCACTGGAGACAGGTTCCCGGTAGAGATGAAAAGTGGAAAGATCGTGAAATCAAGAACTTGGGTTCTGAAGAAGAGTTCCGAAAGGAACACGAGTGTGATTTCATTGGTTCTAGTAATACTTTAATTAGTTCAAATAAACTAAAGACGATGGTGTTCCGAAATCCAATATACAAAAATGATTTGGGACAGAG